GTCCCTTTCGACTTCAACAAGGCATTTCCTGGAGGGCCATTAGGTATCGGATTAAGTGCCGAGTAGAGTGGTGGATGCAGTTTGATATGAATAAGATGGTGTTAAAAATGAAAAGGAAATAGGCTTGCGAAAATGGAAGGGAGAGATTAAAATGAAAGATAAAGACTTGTGCATTTTTAAGAATTGCAAATACCAAGGAACCGAGGGGTGCAGGTCAAAGGTTTAGGAGTTTTTGTAACGAAGTGTGAAAAATATAAGAAAAAGGAAAATTAAAGAAGAGGAATAAGAAAAACAGCTACAAATGATAAAACAAAGGAGATGGTAAATGAATTTTTTTACAGCTATTAAAAGTTTTGTTGTAGGAGCACCTAAGGTAGTTGATGATGTGTTTGATAAGGATTTTGGCTTGCTTTCTAAAGCTGGTGGGTTTATAAATGATCTAAATTATACTGACGCTGAAAAAGCAAAGGATTTTGGAGAATTGGCAAAAGCAGTATCTGAACATATTAAAACTACTTTAACAGAATCTACTGAACGTAGTATTACAAGACGATCTATATCTATACTTTGGATCAAGGTGCAATTAGGACTTATACTTATGACAGCAATCTGTATTCCTTTTGATACAGAATGGACAAAGTCTTTTTTTGAGCTTTCCACTTGTAATGTTATGTTATGGGGAACAGGGAGTGTTATTATATTTTTCTTTGGAGCATACGCTTGGGGAGTACATATAAAGAAATAAAAATTGCCTAGACACAATATCACTCCTTAGATCTATTTCAATCAAAATTATAGCTCCTCAGGTCAGCGAGGTTCAACGATCACATAAAAATGCATATGATAACATACATGAAATACTGGCTCATCATATACACGATCTCAGGAGTTTTGTGTTAAAAAGTGTAATGATTTCAATACCTTAGCTAATCCAATTTTATTGCTCGCACTGAATTATACCTACCAACGAGTCTTTTAAGAATATGTCCTCTATTTCTTGTCAATTTTTCTACAGAAAACGCTATTGATAATTCGTTTTTATTCCATTTATACATAACTTCAGACAAGTTGTCCCATGAAGACATAGCTTTCATAAATTTAGTTTTTTCTGTTTTATTAAATTTTACTATCATTTTCTATATCGCTCCGCTATAAATCCACCTACCTTTAGTGGAAGGCCATCAAAGTAATAACTGCGGTTACACATAATTTTTGACATTTCTTCTATCGAACCAAAATCTTCAGGATCGTCAGTTACTACCTCATCATGGACAGTTAAAATTATATTATAACCAGCACGTTCAAGATCGATTGTCGCTTCCATTAATACTTCACGAGCAGTAGCTTGTGAGGCGTTTTCTGCATATCTTCCAGGCGTTATATTTATTCTGCCCCATTGTTTAGTATGGGGATCTATACCGTCGTGGACGACTGCATCTTTCCAAGCACCCCATGGTGTTAGGATTTCCTCAACTTTTGCATTTGGATAAGCGAGCATTTTTCCGTTCGATAATACCATAAACAGATATCCGTGCAAATGAATAAACTGAATTAGATTATAGCTAAAAATGCTGTTTGGATTATTGCAAGCTGCTATTGCTGCCTTTTCCAAACCGTACCATAAGTCTTTAACTAAACTATATTTTCCTCGAAAAACTTTGATAGTATGTATTGCTTCTTCCATAGTAATTAGTAAACCCCTAGCATGACATTCTTTGAAAAATTTTTTAGGGCCCATTCCATATACAGCACCTAAGATAGTAATTTTTCCGTGCCTGCGTTTATGGTCATTATCTTCTTTATATTCTTGTCTAACTTGCTCATAGGAAACATTGTATAAGTCAGCAGCCATGTCACTATATAGACACAGACCATCTCTTATAAGCTCGAGTGCTCTTTCTTCCCCAGCTAACCACATTACTGTGCAATTTTCGATTGCTGAGTAGTCATTGACTTTTAAGTGTCTTCCTTTAGATGCCCGTATAGACGGTCTAATCAAAGCTGACGCTGTGTAAATCAAATCTTCATAGTTACCTAAGGTATCTTCAAATGAATCATGCTTAAACGATCTCACGGCCTCTGACACGTTTTCAACTGTTGCTCTAGGCAAATTTAATGGTTGGAATAATTGACCACCATCTCGGCCTGTTGTTGATTTATGGTATTTTATACAGTCATGGATTCTGTTATCAGAACAAATTGCATCTTGTAACTTTTTAAATTTCTTAATTGAGCTACGCCCAGCTAATTGTCGAATTTCTAATAATGCTTTAACCCCAGGATAGTCTTTGATTTTAGGATTTGCTAATGCATTAGTTACAGTGTCTGCTATCAAATCATTAAGCTTCCAACCATTTACCATGCACCAAGCTATAATTTTGTCACGTTGCCCTATTGTATTGATAGCACCTTTTGTAAGTATTGGTAAAATTCCTGTAACTTCCTCAAGATATTGATCTATTTTATTAACAACACTATTTACTAACTTAACATCAATTGGTATTCCACGATTATTTTTTAATAGTGTTAGGCGCCAAATCGTTAATTCATTTGGGATCAAATCCCAAGGCAATGCATGGTGGATTGCTCGTTCAGATCGGACATCTTGGTTACAATATTCATATAGCTCTTCAAATAATCTTGGATGGGACTCAGGCGTAAATTGCTTTAAACGATTTTTTCTAGTGAGTTTTTGAGGAACACTTAATTTTTGAATAAGATATTTTCCACGTTTATCTTTAGTAACATCGAGGCCCAAAGCATCACCACATTTATCTAATGCCATTGGCAAAGCAAATGTTAAAGCTTGTGCTTGAGTATCTCGCCATGATATAAAAGGGACCTTGGGCCAATTAAGTTTTGGTATACAGACATAATTCCATATGGCGTATTCAAAACCAATATTCCAAGCTCGTACAAGATATCCTTCTTTTATTGCATTGAATAAATCTGTAGGTGGTGAGTAGCTAGGATTCCAACAGATAGGTTCTTCATTTTTAAAGGCATAGGATAAGCACAGAACATTTGTGGAAGGATCCATAGCATATCGACTGGCACCTACAGTTTTGAGATTTGCTTCGCTATAAGTTTCAAAATCGATTCCGATTGTATTTTCCATTTAGTTTCCTTTATGCCAGATTCTTTTAAAAGAGAATGGCGTAAGAGTAAAGATGGATAGTCTCTTATATATAAAATACGTTTAATATCTGTTGTTAATATCATTTTTAAACAAGTGATACATGGTTGATCTGTACAATAAAGAGTATCTCCTTTTGTAGCCTGAATTACTGCGTTGGCCTCAGCATGAATTGCTGGACAATCATAAAGGTCTATTCCTGGCTTACTACGGTTACATTCTTGGCAATGTGGATAACCTGGTGGTGGCCCATTATATCCAACTGACACTACTCGATTTTTACAAACTACTATTGCTCCAACTTGTCGTGATAAGCAAGTGGACCGCATTGATGCAAGAATTGCCATTGTCATAAAATAGTTATCTCGATTAATTCTAGCCATTAAAATTCCCCTGCAACTTGATAAGCAAAAGTGTGAAGACTTCCGATATTATGATAAAAATAACCTACATCAGCACCTATAGCTTCGGCAATATGCATTAAAAGGTTGATTGTTAAATAAACATCTGAAGCATAAAACAAATTGAAATCACAAGATCGTTGGCTATAGATTACATGCAATCGATTTCCACGAATAAAGAATTGATAAGTTAATGAACAAGGAACTCGATCACAGCCACCCCAGTTCATCATATCTTTTGTGGATTCATACATTGATATGATAGCTTGGCGAGTATTTGGACGTTCTTTGAGTTCTTTAATTATATATGGAATTTGTGTTGACCATCGCTCGGAATAAGAATATGAGAAGCAACCATTCCTTAAAAAAGGTTTCCAAAAGTTTTCGTTAGATTTCCATGCATAACCAGGATTCTTATCGTATAATTCTATTCTTAAACGCTCAAAACATTCTCTGTGGACCCATTCAATATTAGCATTCTGATGCTTAAGCAATTCCTCAAGGTCATCAAATTTTTGAATACAATAGGAATAAGCCATTAATTCGAGTGTTTTGTAGTTAGGATCATCCCCGACATATTTGTCTTGGACGGTATCACTTTGGTACTCAATACCCATTTCTTTTAACTCCCGCTTTAGTTCATCCGCAGCATCAATACACGATTGATAGATTCTCATTATAGTTCTCCTTTCGGTAATGATGTTATTCTTAAAGCCCAATACCCATTTGGACGCTCAATCCATTCACCAACATTGATAGATTTGCCATTGTCTGTTTCAACTTCGACAAAACTCCCAGCATCATGGGCTGGAGGACCATCAAATATAATATTTATTGGTTGATCCATTACAATTCTCCTTCTATTAATTTATGGGGTTTTGTTAGTCTTTTCATTGAACATCTGTAATTAGGATCATTATTTAAAAAAGCATTAAACTGTTGTATCAAAAAACCAGGGAACTCACAAGGAATACACCGCCCAGTTTGTTGAATCATTTTAGCATTTTTTTGATGTACCCAGGTTCCATCATTTTCATATCTTGTACCATAAAAATTAAAATCATCTGGAAAACCCATTATTCTTGCTCGCTCACGAATCGATAAAGGTAAACAAGAAATTGGGTGTAAAACTGGATGAGTGCCTATTAATGTTGGGGCTGGTCGATGGCCTTGACCTTTACGAAAACCAAAATGATATTTTAGGATTCCATCTTTATTGATATAATGTAAAGCTTTATTATCTGTTTTGGTTTTAAATGTATGTTGTACTTGCTCCCATGTCATTGGATCATCTTGATAGACTCGCCTGCCTGAGTTCGATTTTGCCTTAAGGCTATGTTTGTCGTGATTGTATATAGTTCCTTCACGGCCTTGTAAATCATGTATAAATGACCATAACGTAGCATTGTTAGGACATTCTCCTGGCATAAATGTATATTCAAGATCTTTTAATGAGGCGATAATAAATAAACGATTTCGATTCTTTTGAACATTGCCATAGTAATAGTTTCCGACATATTGTATTGAAACATCGTAGTCAGGTAAAAGGCTTCTGTAAAGCTCAGGAGGATTTGCTTCAAGGGATTTTGGTAAATTATCAAAAAAAGCAAATTTTGGCTTAATACCATTGATAATCCGAATAAATTCTAAAAATTTGTCGCTTTTTTTGGCCATATAAGCAATTCTTTCTGCTCCTGATTTGTTAATAAGCTGAGAATAAGTTCCACATTTTGGGTGCCCAAAAATTACATCTATATCTTGCACCTCACTGGGTGGAACGTCTTTTAATGTCTTAACTAACCAGGCACCTGGGAAGTTTTCAAGAAAAGTATTTCTGCCGTTGTCATCAAAATAATGAGCAAATGATCGAGGTTCGATATTACCAATAACAGTATGACCCATAATTTGTCCGAAGACGGCAGGAGATCCTATGCCACCATATACGCCGAGAAGTCTCATTCTGGTTCCTCAAAATAATTGATCATTAATTGAGCATATCCTTGAATATCTTTAAGACTGTCAATATGATGGGGTGTTACAGCAATACGGGCGAGCTTATGTACTAAATCTTCAATCATAACTCTAACTGTTGCAGGAATTTCTTGACCATGCTGTTCTTTGTGTAAATGATTCATTTGTTTGATTATACTTCGGCGAAACCGACAAGCATTTGTATAATTGCCATAGGTTTTTCCACGTTTAAAAAGTAAATTATTTGGCATAATAACCTCTTTCTTGATATACCCTGCGGTTAAAAAGAGTAATTCTTCTATCCATACCTGACCTATGTTCTAACATTGTTGGTTTTGGTATTCCTCGGCGGTCGGGACCTCTGCGTTCTTTGATTCGTTTTTCTTTCATTTTGTTCTTCCTTTTTCTGCAATATTATTATTTGGTTAATTACCCTATCTACAATAATAACTTCAATTTCACCAGGATCTGGTATTTTTATTTTCATTTCTTTCCTTATAATTATTGGGCCAGCCAGGATTCGAACCTGGACGAAAACTTATAC